GTGAAAGGGAAACGAAAACCTTTCAAATATGATGTGATGGGAGATAGGGAGAAATGACAATTAGATTTACAAAGTACCTAAAAGATGCGGCTGTTTTTAAGCCAATGGATGAACGTATTACAATAGAAGTAACGCCGGAAGATTTGAATTTAATTATTAGCGTAATGGGTTTTAAGGAAACAACCAAACAGGGGCACTACTGGAAACGTACAGCCTATAACGAGGGTGAAGCTCTTGACATTATGAGTTGATAACAGCTTAATTAATGATTATAAAATGTCCGGTGGGAAACGAATGGTTAAAAATTTGAGCGGGAGGATAGAGGGAGATATGAGTGTTGTAAATCCAAACAAACATTGGGAAGTGCAAAGTTATGGGATGATAATAAACAAAGGTGAAATAATGGTGAATCGTGAAAAACTGGAAACAATTGTATATGTATTTGAGGGGAAATTCTACGTTGAACTTTGGGACAATGGATACTTGTTACATTTTCAAGAAATGTTAGGTGATTGAAATATTATAAATAGTAGGAGAGATATTATGACATTCAAAATCACAATCAAGGAAGTCCATGAAGCAGTTGTTGAAATTGATGCAGAAAACTACTTTGAAGCTCTAGCAAAAGTTGAAACTGATTACTGGGAGAATCCAAACGATTATTTACTCGAACCGAAAGATACCACATTTGAATAATGAAAAGCCCCGCCAGATGGCGGGGCTTAAAATTATACAGGGATACAAGCAAAACCGGATATAACTAATTCATTTATATTGTTAATAGTGCCCGCCCCGCCCCAAAGAGCTACACTTCCATCAGCGTTCACAACAAGGTTAGAAATAGTAACAGTGTTTGCGGATGTATCCCTTAAAAAGATTGAACCATATAGCACCGTACTTTTAGGACAAAATTTTGTTGGGATTTTAAACAAAATTTCATTCGAGTTAAGGGAAAATTTTTCACCTGAGTAATATGCTGATACAAACAAGATACCCGCGGGCAGATTACCGCGCACAGTGCGTGTAAAGGTAGCAATTTTTGCGTTAACGTCCGTAGGTACGATTGCTTCCCAACCGTTAATAATGCTATTTGCTACTGTAACAGCGTTTGCGGCGCTTGTACTTGCAGTGTTTGCCGCAGAGCTTGCGGAATTCGCGACTTCTTTAGCTTGTGTAGATGCGGCCTGTGCGGCTACGATATCAGATTCCGCAGTCGTTGCGAAAGCATCAATTTTTTCCATGTCCTCGTTGTAATCGGTAAGCCAATCGGGCTTATCGGTACCAACAAATTGAGAAAGTTTAAGAGTAGTAGTTTTATTCGTGCTAGACATAATTATACCTCCAATTAAATTTAAGATTTAGAATTCCATGCATAGTCGTAAGCCGACCAATTTTTAGCTGTGTATGCCGTTGCGGTTAGGCTTAACGCGCTATATTCAGTAGCAGTCAAACCATTTGAGCGAATTTGTTGCGAGATTTCGTTTAACGCCTGTTGAACGTTTGTGAAAATTCCTGTAATCGCGGAATAAACACCGTAGATAAGCTTATGCCATATAAAACGAGCAGAAGTTGCGTAATTAAAAGCTGTAATGCTGTATGAATTGTAACCATTTGCTGTCAATCCAAGTTTTGCGTACTCGTAAGCTGTCACACCGTTTTGCCTTACCCCTGCATAAATATCATTTAGAGTATTTTTCAAACTGTCTACTTTGTTATACACAGGGTTATTGATAATTGTTTCGTCTCCCAATCTGTTAACTACTTCGCCTAGTTTTTGATTGACAACCATAATAATGTAATTATAGAATACCTCATTATTTTTATCAATCGTATCAATCAAATTAATGATTTTATCATTAATTTCCTGTGTAAATTGCGCGTATTGGCTTTCCAAATTATTGATTTTTCCATTAACTGATCGTTCAAATTCGTCAATTTCTTTGCTTATCGAATTCAGTTGTTCAGTGACATAATTTTTAACCCATTCTTCGGTTACAGGTGTGTACGTGTTTAAAGTAGCTATCACTTCGTTAATTGCTCCCTGTAATTTACATAGTGCATCATAATAGGATAGCGCATCCGCATAAGCAGACGGCAAAGCGGGAGTACAGCATCGAACCACATTTAGAAAATCCATCTTATTCACCTCCTTTAGTACAGTTTCATAAAGCAGTTTTGTATTTCCGGGTTATTGATAATTTCCATGTCGATATTCAAAAACGTTTCCCGGTAGTCTTTCAACAGCTCACTTAAATTATGATACATATTTCCACGCACTTTCTTTTCGAAATTTCTATCACGCTTCTGTGAATTGTTTGCCGTGGAAGATGCAGAAGAATCGTTTAAAGTTGCAGACGTTAAATATTTTTCATCCGCGATAGCTCCATTATCAAGTAAGCCCTGGGGGGTATCGCTGTAAAGACTTTTTCCGTCTGCTGTATCCGTGCGCGTGCCATCACTTTCGACATTTTCCAATTCCATGTTTGTTTCGGTGTAATTGTAAGCGTTCAGCGGGTCAAAGTCAAGTTGAGCACTTTTATAAAGTTGGTTGTAATACGGCATTATTTCATCCATAGTGCGGTTAAGATAAAGTTTGAAAAGGCCTGCCGTTTCCGCTCCTATTTCCCTCATCCAATAATGCGTTATAATTTTATTGTTAAGCGTTTCACGGTAACTTTCATCAAAAATAGGATAGTCCTTTAGTCCTATGTCATAACCATTTTGAATAAGTTGTCTTAATTCAACGGTGTAACTACTCATTTTCAATATCACCGCCCATTTCCGGCACTATTGGAATTTCAGAATTAAACTCTACGCTTATGTTAGTGCCAAACATTTCATTTATTTTTTCGCATGCCTGTTTTCGCTCATAAAGGTAAGATTCTCGTATCATTTCAAGCGAACCGAACGGGGCGGCGGCTTCATTCGCAACAAGCCTTTCCCGTTTATCTGTGAAAGCTGAAACAACCCCTAGACTTGTCAACGCTTCGTTATAAATTTCCGTTTTAACGCTTAGTAAATCGCGTGCAATAAACGGGATATCCAAGTTAATAGGCTTTATGCTGTCAAGGTTTAAGGATTTATCACCGTAAATAAACGGTTGACCGCCGTCCAACTTCATAATTAGGTTTTTAAGCGATAATCTTTCTTTTTCGTTGCACGCAATGAAAGCCGAAAACTTTTGCAGATTTGCATTTGTTTCTGCATTGCGCTGAACTTCATATAGCTTGCGTGCATACTCATTTATAATGTAAGCATCACCAGTTCTTGCCATGTTATTAAAAATAAGCACACTGTTAGATTCATCCAGCATTCTAAAGGGTGCGCCATTTGCGGCAATTGCGCTTCGTTCAGACGGTACTCCGTACCAGTTGAGCGGGCCTGTATACGCAACCCCCAGGCCAAAAAATTGGTCTAGACTATCTTCATAAAAAACCAGCGCTGAACCTTGTGTAATTAGCATCAATTCGAGGTATCGAATATCAATCCCTTTTGGCACATTTTCCCATTTAAACCGGGCTAGTGCAATGTTGAGCAATCGAATTGTGTATTCGTTGTAAGTTATATTGTTCAAAGCTAGAGTGTCGAAAAACTGAAAATCTCTACCACCTATTCCTTTTCTTGCCATTATTGCACCTCCTTAAACAATAGAATTATCAAGACCATAATTTTTGATATCGTTTGTATGCCAAAAAGTAACACCCGTTTCAAATGCCTGTTTAATTCGATTGTGTGCTACAACAGGGATACTGTCTATTAAATTACATTCAGTGCATTTTACAAAATTCCATGATTTTCTACCGTACAAATTAGGGATTTTAAGTTCATTTGTTTTGTACCCGAACATAGTAAAATAATCATCAATACGCTTTGCGAATTCGTAGCGAATGCATTTCGGGAACATGTAAAAATACCATTGACCATTAGCAAAAAATGCATTAGCAGATGCAGTATTCCCGCGTGCTGAATCTGGTAAAATTTGGTGCTGTGTAATAGTTACCATTGTATCAAGAATTTTCGATACTGCGCCTACTGTGCTATCAACTGCACCTACATAATTTCCTGTAAGAACTCCTGTTATTGCACCCTGTGCGCCTGCAATTGTTCCGGTGACAACACCTATATTTAATCCCAGCTGATTTTGAGCATACCAGTTTTTAAAAGTATCGTTCACCCATGAACATGTCGGGAACGCATTCATTGTGACACTTTCATCCAAGCAGATATTAAGCCCTTTATAGTTAAGAGGTGTTGCAACAATAGGGGCAGAACCCCCTAAAGCGCTAAACAATACAAACGGACCATTTGTTCCGTGAGCGTCAAAATCAAAATATTCATATCGGTATTCTTTACCTCCAGAACCGGAGCCGTAAACTTCAAGCGCCCTGTAAGGGTATGAGTACATTTTATTATTTTTTGGAGTGTAGCCATCCAGCGGGGCAAAAACGTTTAACAGTTTGTTTCCGTAAATTCTTTCACTCCCAAAACCACTAACCCAACCATAACTAGGACTTGCGTCAAACACGTTTATCAGTTCCAGAGGATACATAAAAATTGTAATGATTGCGTCCGCTTTTCCGCTTTTTGCATATTCTTCCACAAAATTAACTGCAACATCAAAGCGTTCTTTTTTCGCATAATAGTATGATAACCCCGTAAAAGTGTTATCAAGCAAATCAGATGTAGCCGCTCCGTCAAGTCTTTCGGAAACACCTATAATTATTCCGGGAGTAAAATCGTAAATTGTGCCATAACCCGATGTAATGTTGGTATTATAAACATATTCCCCCGTTTCCAGATTTTCGGGTACAAGATTATTTCCGAATGTATCATCGTTTGTATGCTCACGCTCAACAAAAGATATTTTTAAAGTATCATCTGCAAACCATGTTTGGAAAACATCCTGTTCAAAATACACGTCACTTTTATTTTCGTTCTGGAAACGAATATCTGTAATAAAATTAAAGTACCAGCGGTTGTTATTTCGATAATACATGTAATTGCAGTTTGCAATCGTTTCATAATTTGCAGGAAACGAAACGAATTTATCGTCACGCTGATAAGTTGCGCCGTCAAGTGTCGCAACAATTTTTGTGGAAAGAAAAGAAAGACGTTCTTCCATATTCTGGAACAATCTAACGTGCGCATAATCGTTCCCCCATGGGATGCCTGCACACAGATAAATTGTTGTATTGGGATTTATTGCCATTTTCTTCTCCTTTTATATTCGCCGGGCGGATAACACCGCCCGGCTATAAGCATTTATCCTTTAGTTGCGGTTGCTGTGCCAGTTTTGGATTTATCGAAAACAGAAGTAGCCGTAATAGTAATTGTGCCCGTTTCTGCTTTACCGAAATATAAATAGCCATCCCGCGCAATATTTGTGGTTGTATCGGTATTTCCACTGATACTCCACGTCACCCCCTGCGGATACAGTCCCGTTCCAGTAACACTAACATTCATTTGAGTTCCAGTATCTTGTGCGTAATTCGTTGTCGAGGGTGTCACAGTAATTTCTGTAATTGTTGGAGCAGTCGTAACAAACGCAACCGCATTCGCAAACGGGCACACGGCCATGATTCTCCAGTAGTGCGCCCAATATTGCTAGTACAGGCCTTGCCCGTTCATATCGCGCGTGAACTTCTGCAAAGCGTCCCACACTGCGTAGAAATCTTCATCAATCAAAATCGCGTGCGTATCCTGAATGGGGATTTCATCCACAACGATAACACGGTATTGAACCTTCGCGGGTTCAAGATTGAACAGGGTGCTATAACCAAGCACTGCCAAGTATGCATCGGTGTCTGCATCAATTATAAGAACCTGCTTTTCTTTCGGAGTAGCAGTCAGCACGCCCAAGCTGTTGTAATCTGAGCGCATAAAAGCCATCTTGTTAGAAACAGCCTTCATTTTCGCAAGGGCCATGTGCGCGGACGTATTATCCGTTACTTCATCAATTACTTCAACAGCGAACTTGCCAGCCGTGCCATACTGCGCAAGCAGATTTTTCATGGTGGTAAATTCATCCAGTTCCGCGCCCGTGTACATAGCATTAAACACAGAACTGATAAAATCACTAAGTCCCTGCCACGACATAAAGGCCTGACGCAACATGTCATCGGAAATAGTTTGCTTATAAAATACCTGATAATTCAGCTTTGCAAAAGCAGTGTTTACGTCAGGAATCTCGCGCTTCATCCATTCTTCCTCAGCCTGTGCCGGGTCAAACTGGTGTGCTTTTGCAAGATTGGTGTAAACAAGCTCCACAGTGTCGCCGTATTCCAGAATACCCTTTTTGAGCACCCGCATAGGGTTAGTAAACAAACGATACGTAATCCATACGCGCCCGATAAGATTTACAAGGGTATCTACAAAAGCGTTTTGCGTGGGCTGATAATCCAGCACCGCCGTGCCAAATTCCCGAATATTATCTTGCGTCACCTGCGGGAGCCGATTTTCAAAGCTGGGATTTTCCGCTACCATCTGCGCGCGAAGCGCGGTTAGAATCTGCGGTGCATTATTGGTTACACTTGTCAAAACTTTTGCACTTTTCATTTTTCAATTACCTCCTCATTAAAAATGGATTTAATCTTTTCCGTTTCGTCTTTGATGTCGTCGAAATCATCATCTTTCAAATCTTCAACATGCTTTCTAACAGCATCACGACCAGTCAAAACGCGGGTAACATAATCACGCTTAAAATCCTTAAACGCATTGGAAATTCCGTCCATTTTATCGGACATTTCTTTCCAGTAACGTTCCATTCCCTCTTGTTCATCTTCACTATCGTGCAACCTGCGCAAATCTTCGCGCATGTCGTCCGTCATGCCGTCCTCACTATTGTAAAGACGGTCAATAAATTCACGGGCTTCGCTAAGTTTCATTTTTAGTTTTCTCCTTTCACTTTCAAGTTTGAAATAGCGTCTTTCAATTCAATGTACGCTTTCGTATTATCCGCAAGAGCATTTGTAAAATTTTCTTCACTTTCCGCATGCGCGTTCATCTGTTTGACATTCAGCCAAACAAGTACACCGCACATTACAATCGGGAAGCCGAGAGTGCTTACAATTTGAGTAACCACATTATAGTCCATTTCATCACACCCTTTTGTTAGTAAATTCGTTTGCCAGAATTTGAAAATCTGCAACAGTTTTTTGCGAATATAAAATGTTACAGCATTTTCTTACCCCTAGAAATATCCCATACATAATTCCTACTTCTTTGGCACTTGCTTTTTGATAGTTGTAATAACTTTCAATATAAAGTGCCTTCAATTTTTCACACATTGGGAAGCTCACTCAAATCTTTATTAAAGATTTTAAGAACTGCTACGTCTGTAATATCCTGCCAGTAATTCCAGCTTCCGAACTCCTGCACCTTGTTAAGGTCGTCAGGTTTTACGCGGAACTTTCTCTTATTGCCAAAGTATACATAATTTTCGGGGTCATTGCTTGCAGGGCTGTTGATTGTATGCCCGTTTTCAGCGAAAACAACAATAAGCATATTTGCGGTAAAATCGGTCGGCATTGGTGGCTCACCTCCCCCGTATTCCACTTCATAACGCCCAACAATGTTAGGAAAACCATCTTCGGGCGTTACAAGATTATTTGTAATCCCGCGGCCAACGTGCCATTCTTCATGGCAGTGCGGGCCGGTTGTATTACCAGTCATTCCGAAATTTCCAATCGGTGTGCCAGCGGTTACACTATCACCAACATTCACAAGACGTTCTGCATGGTGCGCGGTCAAAACTGTTCTATCAAGAGAGGGATAATAAATCGCGATAAAATTTCCCCATGACCAGTTTCCGCCCGTGCCGTATTCGCTACGTAAGACTTCGCCGTCACCGATTGCCCGCACCATCGTATCTCCCATTACCCCGGAAGCGTCCCTCGTGTTCCAGTCTTTACCGCGATGAGAACCCCCGAAAACCTGTGTGACATTTACAAGGGGGTTAGCTGTAATCCAAGTTGTGTAAGCCATTGTTTTTCTCCTTTTAAATAATTATTTTCAACATGCTTTTAATTTCATGCTGAATCTTTTCATTTTCGTAAGCAAGCGTCCCAGTTTCCAACGCTTCTTTTATTCTTCTAAAAAACGGGTGTCTTTCATACTGCTTTACATATTGAATTGATTTGTTAATGCTTTCTTTATCTGGGGTGAAAACCATAGTATTATAAGGGTCGTAATCGTATGATATAATTGTCATTCCAGTGTCATAGTCAAACCATACCCCGTATTTTTTGTCCCTCCATACTAGAGTAAAATAAAACCGTGTATTTTTCCCTTTTTTCATTATCTGTGCTTCATCGTCTAAATAGAATTTATTGTCGATTGAGTATTCCGCGTACCCAAGAGCACGAGACATTTGCCCGAACCTTGTATTTTCTTTTGCTCTTTTAAATTCCGCACTTGTCGGAACTACCTGTAAAAGTATGTTATCTTTTACAACTGCATTTTTATTTTTCGGCAAAGATAAGTCCCATTGTATAAAATAAGGATTAGCCATTGAAATTGCGTTGCCAAGCATAAATAAGATAACATCGTCTCGCATTCGAGCTATTGTATCGTACAAATCGAATAAAAGGAAAGGCTCATTACGCAAATAAGATGAATGCGGCTTGTCGATTATAAACTCTTCAAAAATCAAATTTGAAATATCAGGAAACGCGCTTGATTTATAATCACTTGCTTTCGTTAATGCGAAAGTGTATCCGGCTAATTCTTCGTTAATGTACCATTGGCCCCCGTCATACTCTATTTTCGTATCCGGAAAAACTTGATTTTTAATAATGTCATTAAAATACTTGTCTGCGGTTTTTAGCAACTCGTCTTTATATCTACGAATATATCCGAACTGTTTACCTTTTTTAAGGAAGTCCCGTACCGCTTTGATTTTCCATTGGTATGATTTGCCAATTCCACGCCCACCAAGCACAATATTAAAAAGTGCGTTATAGGATAATGTATTATTAATGTCGTAGTACATTAAATCACCTCAATAGGATTTACAGGCAGAAATAATATAGCTTGCAAGGCCCGATGTTACAGACGGTCGGTTTCACCCGTTGCACTCCGCTGTAAATAGTATTTACATTTCCTGTAAATCCTATTATAATCATACCTGTAATTTACAAATTATGCCATGGATTTTTGTTGCTCAAATATGGATAATTGAATTAAACAACTTTTGATAAAGTTTCTTTAGTGCTCTATAATATCTAAAATAATTTCTAATCAAAATCTTTCAACTCCCAATAGCAACCCCACGCAAACGGTTTAACTGTATAAGAACTACAATGCTCGCACTTTTCGTTAGTATTGTATAAACTATCAAATTTACAATAATTACAATCTCCATAAACACCTTTTACCAATTGGTTTATTAATTTGTCCAATTTTAAATTTTCTTCGTGGATTCTTTTACTATCTTTCACTAAATTCACATAGGCCCTTTTCAAGTTGGAATATTTTTCAATGAAATTGGTGCACATATAAATTTACCCCCTTATATTAAACTCTTTATCAACTAAGACAATTCCACCATCAACATGCACTGGCATGAGTTTCCCAGTGTACGTTGCACACGGATGAAAGTTTTCCCATGTAACCTGTTCTTTACCTTTATCCGGTAAGCCTGCACAAGTAACGTGTAGATTACCATCTATTTCTTCAATATATGTTTTAGGCCTTAAAAATCGCGCTCTTGTAAAATGGCTTTCGTGTGCCCACGCGCCAAGTTTATAATCATCTATTTCGATGAATTTTTTAATATCTTCTACGGGCAAAGTTGTGTGAATACTATCCGTATCACTGTAAATATACATATCTTTACCATATTTTTCTATGCTGTATTCTTTTATTTTCTGACTGGTTTCAATTGTGTATCTACGTGCGTGCGCGGTTATAAAAGCGCCTACCGGAAGATACAGGGCTTCTCTTGTCTCCGGTGGAGAAGTCCTGTATTTAACTATTCCTTTGTCAAGATACGGATGTTTTTTAGCACAAATAGGGTCAAGCGCGAATTTTCCATACAATGAATTTAGCATGATTTTTGACCAATTACGCATAGTTGGATTGTGTTCTTTACCTGCTTTTATTTTCTCCTGCATCCATTTATCAATGTACTTTTTAAACAAATCTTTTGATGCTCTAAATTTCCAGCCACGAATATATTCTAAATTGTAAACGTTGTAATGTTTTAAAAACAACTCTAAATCTACATTTGTCAGGCAAAGCGGAACAATATCTCCGTTACTCGATGTTACATATTCTGTTTGCACAAATCTACTATTCCCTTTTAATTGAATTGTCGGTAAATAGCCCTCTTTTAACTCAAATTCACATTTAAACAGTTGAATATATAGCGGGCGTTCTGAATCGTAAATGTATTCACCATCGTAAAATTTCGGCTCGCCCCAAGGCAAATCACAGTAATACATCCGCGATGGGTACAAACTGTTCACATCGAATACATTCCCCTCGCCTACATCTTTATCGGCGTATATCGGATTTAAATAAGTGAATCCGCCTTTATAAGCCTTGCGTATATCCTTGTCGTAATTCGGTTCAGGAAACAACGTTCTAAACCTCTTTTTCCCAATGATGCTTTTAAAATCTTCTAGGGCGCAACTTCCTTGTGTCAATTTTTCAAAACCCATTTTAAAAATCCGGTCAAGTGCTAAAGACATAATCTGTACGTCATGTTTCAAATATTCAGTTTCTTCTTTCGTTAAAATGTGGTTTGTTCCACGTGGAACATTATAATCAATCTCAAGTTTTTGGATATCCAGGTGGAACGCTTTTGCTATTTCATCAACTGAATAATTTAGCAGTTTCATACTATCGCGCAACTCCAAACTATTTCCATTCCCAAACCGTATCTTTATTTTATAAAACTGGCCCATATCGGATATAAGTGCATTGAATTGCTTATTGTACAATTTTTTACTTTCGACATATTCATAACCATGCTTTAATAGATAGCTTATGCAAAATTCTCCGTCAAATTTGAGGTTATGAAAATATAAAATTAAATTCCCACTTTCTTCACATGTTTCAAAAAAGCTATCAATAGTATTACCTATTACTATGTTATCCACAACACCAATTTCGCAAACGGCCCAAGCCCATACCCTACAGTCATTTTTATCTGTTGTAGTCTCAAAATCTGCGGTAAACATTACAAATTTAAAACCGTCAAAGCATTTTCAATTTTGTTTATCATGGCATTTATAGCTTCTTCGCCGTAGGAATATTCAATCTCCAGATACGAACCATAGAACGGGTCTTGACTTGCGAAATAAAAAGCTGTGCCATTTATTTTACTTATCCTATCAACTAACTTATCACCGGCCGCACCAAAGTTGTTTTGAATTGCCTTTATATAATTTCTTTTATATTTTTCATCCATAAAGGTTAAATAGCCACTGCGTCCGCGATTTTGCGCAGTCTCCAATCTCTTTTTGACTTCCATAAGTGTTCTGCCTGTGCCTTTTGTAATGGGTCTTAAGCTTTCCTGTTCAATTGTGTAAAATGAGCCCCTACGCTGTGCTTCCAGGATTTCAAACCTTTTCGTAGTTTGCTTATTGGCTTTTTTAATGGCTCGTTCAACTTGTTCTCGAACAAACAGCGGAACTTCCAGACTACTACCCGCTTTGTATTTTACCATTTTTTGCTTTTCGGGCTTTGCCAATTCTTGTAAACGATTTAATTCACGCGCTATTTCTGCATCGGTTCTTCCCCGCATTACTTCGGTGCGCGTCAGCGTATCCAGAATTTTAAACGCTTCATTTTTCGATTGCAATTGTAACAAGCGTCTATTGTACGCACGGATTTCTTTGTCGATATCCCTAGTCCTTAAATTCCCAACGGTGTATTTCAATTTTTAACACCTACTTTCTAAATAGTGCGCCCCGGTTACCCGGGGCGCTGTTTTCTCTTACTCGAAATCCAAAATCATAATTTTCGGACGTACACTTTCGCCGATCTTTGAACAAGTAATGAATCCGGACTTAACATTAATTCTATTCATGCCCTCATCAAAATCAGTCAAATCAACATCTTTTCGGAAAAAGATTGAATAAAACATTCTGTCTCCGTCACTGTTTTTTACGGAGGTGGAAGCATAAAGCCTGCCGTTACTCCCCGTTTTAACCCAGAACGTCAACTCACCTTTAACATCGAAAACTGTTTCCACGCGGTCTTTAGTTTCTACTTTCTTTTTATAAGCCATTTCAGTTACTCCAATCTAAATTATTCGGTTACAAGCGTACCGTGTTCTTTTACAATTTCTGCACTGATTTCATAAGTGTTGTAAACTTTCTCTTTATTTGCAATGCCGATAAACTTTTCACCCTTGACTTTCATTGCCTTTTTGAAATCCGAATCATTCTTGTAAAACCCATCTATTGTTTCAACACAGAAGTTCCCGTCTTTCTCCTTGATAACGCTATAAATACGTCCCTCATAAATCTTTACTTTCATTTTAAATATCTCCTTTTAATTTTGTGATTATATTATAAACGGCATTTATTAAATCGTCAACCCTCCTTTTAAACTTTTCTGCCGTTTTTGACTTTAAACGTACCCCTGTTCATAATATGTTTTATAGAGGCAGTTTTCACATTTATTTATGGTATCTTCTGTCTCTTTTAACTCTTTTAATGTGTCAGTAATTTCATACAAAGCATCTCTTATTTGTGCAAGTGCATTTGTTAGGCCTATGTCTATCATTTTAAATTCCTCCAATTAAAACCCGATTTAATTATAGCCACTAACCCCACTAAAGAACATATTATTAATCCTGTTCCGATTGTTCTAAGTGCATTCACAAAATCTATGTACATTGTTAACCCTCACAGTTTTTATAAGCATCCTTTAAAATCCCATCTTCCCAGTAAACCAACCTGTACTCCCCGTCGTTCATATGCACAAATCCATATTCAACATCAGATAACATGTTTACACCGTCTACCGTTTGTAAAGCGCTATCAAAATCTATTCTTGCAGTTTCGTTTAAAAGTGCAATGTGTTCTTTCTTAAGTTTCATTATCGTTCCTCCTCTGCCACCATTCCTCCAGCCCATTGCTCTGCCATAGCCTTTGCAATGCCAGGGAATGTTTTACTTCTCAGCTTCGCTCTTTCTGGACTCGGCGGGAGATAATGTAATCTCTCACGCTTATTTTTAGGTAATTTCACCATCTCGTCATATACGTTGTTTGTCGGGCGCAATAATGGTAGCCCTTTCAGCCATAAACAAGTCCTTTTCTGCTCCATGTGCCCATATTCGTAAGGCTGTACAATCTGGCTAGGTTTCTTATAAATTCTGGACATTATCCCTACTGGATTCTCGATAGCGATCCGTTCACAATCTGCATTAGCAAACATCATAAAGAAGTCGATAGCTTCCTGTTGCCTACCATCCTTTCTCTTCTGTTCAAACCATGCCGCCCCGCTGACCGCAAGGTGAGTGCATGGAGGGAATGCGATAATCATGTCCCATCTTGTTTCAATGCTTTGCTCGGTCCCGTCCATGGTCTTAAAACTACTGTTCCCCTTCAGCAAAGGCAGAACGTTCTGCATGATGTGCCATTCCGGGTGCCCGCCGGAACAGGGGATAATGTCGCAACTATACGCCTCATGCCCCAATCTGCGCAGTTCAATCGTTACTGCCTGGCTTTCTTCGCAGGCTACTAAAATTTTCACTTTGTATCCTCCCTTTCACTGTCTATATTATAGCATGGATTGTATTGTTTGTATTTGCATAATCGTCTCTTTCTGTTTGTACTATTGTGTACTTTTGTAAGACGCCCGGCCGTGACGCGCCACGGGACTGACGCTTGTCACTTGTTACCAGTTTTCCAGGTGGCGTTGCCAGTTTCT